GGATTCTTTAGCGTAATCAGGTAAACTTTTAATACTTGTAGAAGTTTGATTAGAATTTATATTACCATCAAAGTCAAACGATTCATTTGTAAAAGTTCCTGATTTTACTCCATTAGTAGTTACTGATATATTCGTTCCAAAAACATAATTATATAATTCAATAGAAAAAGTTGGGGTGAAGAAACAAACAGTGGGATCTAGTGGAATAAGATCTAATTCATAATTACAAATTGTATTTTCTTTATCTTCAATAAATTCTAACTCAGGTTCCGTTTTCGAGGATCCTCCATATTTTGTTTGTTTTGCAACTATATCAAAAAAATCTCTTAAAAATCTACCAAATCTTATAAAATATTTACCATCTAGTTTTTGTAAATTTAAATAGTTTAAATAATCATATTTTACTTCCGTTTCAGTACCTCTTTCTCCAGTATAGGGAGAAAAGGCAGGATCATCATCTAAAACATCTTGAAAAGGTACTTGAATACCTTCTGGTTTAGGTAAAACACTTGTAAAAGAAAAAAAGTCACCTTTAGGATCATTACCATTTAAACTATCAAAGTTTATTATGGTATTAGCTAAATAAAGTGAAATTGCATCACCTCCTAAATTAGGTAAAGCTACAGGTGGTACATTTTTTTCTCCCTTTGCTATGTCTCTATTTCGTTTAGATATTGGATCTACAAATTCTCTTCCAGGATCCGAAGCTAAAAAATAACTACCAAATTCCGATGATGCTTGTAAAATTTTTGTTTGTAAAGATTTTAATTTGAATGTATTAGAAGTTCCAGGTGGGTTAGCTGATAATGAAGTAATTACACTACCCATTGTTATAAGATTAATAGTTATATCATAAGTTAAATCACTATTAAGAGTCCAATCAAAGTTGGTAACTTTACCTATAAAACCATCATAGTTACCTTGATATTCTACTCTTTTACTTTCAATTTCATTAACTATATCTCTAATTGATTTGCCTGGTTTTTCTCTTTTAAACCATGTTTCTTCAATTATAGTTTGACCTATGTTTTTAATATCTACTTCTGGTGGGGTTGTAGAAAAATTAATATTATCAACATATTTATCCCAACCATACTCTAATAACATTACATATCCTAATCTTAAATAAAGTAATTCAATTATACTAAATTGAAATTTATTAAAAGCCTTAAGTGTTACAGTAGCTTTTTTAATTGAACCCCTATTAATACAATCAACTTGAACATCTAATATACCAGGAACAGGTTGTAATCCTTGTTGTTTATAACCCATTCCACCATACATTTTATTAAAGGAAGAAAAAAAGTTTTGGCTATTAAGTACTCCACTTCTAGGTGTATAGGATGTTTCTCCATCTACATCTTGAATTTTTTGAGTTGTATTGAATAAAACAAAATTTTCAGCTAATGCTTTATTCATTAAGTTATCTATGTCACTAGTCGTAAAAGTACTATTATTATTTTCATCAATTACTCCCGAACCTACATAACCATCTGATTCTATAATTTCTCTAAGTCTTTTTTTAGCTTCATTTCCTACGGAAATACCAGAAGCTAATTTTACCCAAGTATTCCTAGTATTTAAATAAGTTAAAACTTTATTGGATCTTTGAACGCTATTATCATTAAAAATAGAACCGGCACCTTGTAAGCTTTGTCTAAAATTAATTTGATTATTTACATAATCTTCAACTTCTTCTCCTATTATATTTCCTTTTCTCATTAATAACTTTCATTTATTCTATTATAAAGACTTATTGCATTACCTACATTCATTGGAATTCTAATTTGAATACCTAAAGGTGGATACATTGACATCTGGGTTAATTGGGGGTTAGCAGCACTTATTAACCACCATAAGGATGAATCCTGATAATATTGTTGAGCTAAAATATCAAATCTATCGCCTTCATCTGTGTAAACATATATATCATTAAAACTTAAAGGTATATCAGGATATTTTGTAGTACCTTGATAGTTTTTACCTGATGGTGTTGTTAATATTTCTGCTCTAGTATATCTTGACATATTCTTTTATTTATGCTCCTGTATTAAATCCCGGAACATTTCTTAATACATTATTAATATTTGTTACTGCTGTTTGATTTACTTCCGAATTTGAATCAGCTCTTTCTTCTGCTTCAAACTCCGCAATAAATGCTTCATTATCTAATAAAGTTTGTTCTTCTTCAGCTGCTGTTGCTTCTGCTTCTATTTGATTATTTAAATCAGTAATAGCATTAGGAGCAAATTCTTCACCATATTGAGAATATTGAGGACCTATTCCATGGGCTAATTTAATATATCTTTGTGGACCAAATTGAACAACATCTCCCGTGCCTTTATCATTAGCAATTGCACCTTCTGTTGTAGCTTCTAAAGTA